AAATGGACCTGGTTGTGACCCTGATGGTCAGTTCGCAGATGGTAATTACGATAAAGTACCAAGAGGTATTGTAAACCTAACGTCGTTTGCTGTAGATCCTGCTAAGTTAGTAAATAAAAGAAACATGGGCCAATACTCAATGATGAATGAGAATGGCTTGATGGAAGGTTTTGTTGCTGAATTTGAAATGATTCCATGTACAATTGGAGTCGATGTTGAAATTTTAGTATCAAGCCAATTAGACTTATTTAAAGTTACAGAAGCTATTGTTAAGAAAATGTACAAGGCTAATTTCTATAATGTTGACGCAGGACATTTAGAAGAGGGGACTTATAGAATTTCATCTGAGTATATGATGCCAGATGATTATACACAGGAAAGACCTGTAGAATATTCTTTTGATGATAAAGCAAATCATAAAATTACATTTAGCTTAGAAATTAGTTCATTTATACCATCTTTTGATTTTGAAGAAGATACTTATAGAAAATTCACTAGAACTACTTATGCTAATGCTACATGTGGTAATTATGAAAACCCTAATGGATTCTTAGATCCTGCTATGACGCCTAATGTATATTATGATAACTATGTTCCAGCAAAATGGGAAGCTAATGGTATTGAATGGATTAAAACACAAGATGGTATTGATTGCTCAGATCCAACTGTTGCTGCAAGTTTAGGTAACGAACAAAATACAGAAAGTCAAATTAAGAGAGTTTCTAGAAGAAGAAAACAGTCTAATAGAATGTTTACAATTAAGAACGGGCCAGATCCTATAGATGCTACATCAGAAAATGATTCTTCAATGCTTGGAGACAACTATAGTGTCACCGGAAGGGACTATCCGTTCGGAGGTAAAATAGACGAATAATTTGACTGATATATACTTAATAGAAAATAAAATACGAAAAATGGCAAATTTAAAAAACAATAAAGTTATTTCACCAATTATTGAAAGTGGCCAAGGTCACATTTTTCATGTTAATGGTGCAAACTTTAAAGTAACTGGTTCTCATATAGAACTAGTAGAAGAAACTAATGATGTATTTAATACACTAGTTGCTGCTAACAACTTATTTACAATCAACGAGAATGGTATTTCATTCTACTACGATTACAACAACAAAAAAGCTATCTCTAAAATAGAAGAGGGTTCAATAGAAGCTTTTGATAAAATGAATGACTTAAATGAGAAAGTTGATTTCTTAAATGAGTCAATTAAAAACCTTAAATTAGCAAATAAAAAAGGAGAGGCATTAGAGATCGCAACTAAAGAATTAGATGCTACTCAAAAAGAATTAAATGAAACTAAGAAATCTGCAATAGCAGTACAATTTACGTATGTAAAAGAATCAAATACATTCTTTGCAGGTAAAATGGAAATCACTTTAGGTTCTGAAGAAAAACTTTCTGAAAGATTTTTTAATATAGGTTACATTAAGTATCAAGATAAAGCTATTATGGAAGCATTCCAAACAGCTGCTACAAAATTTGATACTTACAAAGTTTTAGATTTTGTTGAAGAGTCTATTAAAGACCAAGTTACAGTAATTTCTATGAAAGCTGAAAACAACGCTTTTGTTTATAGAAGAAATGAAGATACTAAAATAACACAATTCAAAAAATTATTAGCTGACGCTGCTGTAGAATATGTAGCAGAACAAACCGGAGCTGATGTTACTGAATTATATGCTGAAGTTTTAGAATCTCTAGTAGAAAGAAGAGCTGCTAAGAATGAAAAGATTAATCTTTACAATGAGATGTTATCATTCTTACATGACCAAGTTGGTAGATTAGCAGAAGCTGATAGAAACCTAACAGACATTAAAGCTGCAGATAATTTATTAAAAACTGAAATTAAAAGAATTTCAGAAGAATTAACTGGAGCTCAAAATGAAGATCTTTTAAATATTGAAGATGGTTATGTTGGTGCTCAATTAAAAGTAGAATCTGACGGTATGACTGTCGGTACTGCTATGAAAGTTGACGCATTAGAATATACAAACGCAGGTAAGAATGATATACTTACTGTGTTCATTAAAGATGAACCTGCTAGAATTGAGAAATTCAAGATCGCTTTAGATTCAACCGACGCGGTTTAATCATCTAACTCCACAAATTTTAAAAAAAGCCCGTTTCGAAACATTCGGGCTTTTTTGCATATAAAGGTAAATTAAACGAAACAAACGTGCCGAGAAAAAAGAATTATCTAAACAACAAGGATCTTTACAATCAGATTGTACAATCTTTAGAGGATGATAAATTAACAAAGGATGCTGAGAAGATGTTAATCCTATTAGCAGAGAGGGCAATAAGAAAATTAGTTTACGTAAATAACGATGATAGAAATGATTGTCTACAATTTGCAATACTAGACCTCTTAAAATACTGGCGTAATTTTAATCCCAAATATACCAACGCGTTTGCCTATTTCACAGAGATAGCAAAGAGAGGGTATGCGAAGGGCTGGAATAAAATCCACCCGCAAAAATATAAGAACACAATGTCGATGGATAAGATTAATACCAATAATGGTAGTTCAGAAGGCGGAATGTTTAATATATAAATGTCAATAAAAAACTTAAAACCCAGAGGGAATTCCGGTTTTGTACAAGGCTATTATGAGCCACAAAACCCTGATAAGTATATCGGTCCAACGCCGATCATTTATAGATCCTCATGGGAAAGAAAGTTTTGTATTATGTGCGATACTAAAGATAACGTATTAAAATGGTCAAGTGAACCAGTAGAAATTAAGTATATTTCTAGACAGGATAATAGACAACATAAGTATTATCCTGATTTTTATATGAAGACTAAGAATGAAGAAGGTATTGATGAAGAGTTTATAGTTGAAATAAAACCAGAAGCTCAAATTAAAAAACCTAGACCACCTCTTAAGAAATCAAAAAAGGCTTTAGCATCATATAAATTCTTAGCAGAACAATACGTTAAGAATACTGACAAATATAAATATGCACAAGCATGGTGTGAAAGTCGCAATATGCGATTTATTGTGTTGACAGAAAAGACACTTAAATAATGGGACAAGTTAAAAAAGGCATAAGAGAATTAGCAAAGGATTCTGGAGGAAGAGGCAGGGCTGCTTCTGCGTCTCAGGGCTGGTTTGAAGATTCTAAAAAATCTATTAGAGAAAATGCAGTACAAAAAACTGCTAGAAGATTTAGACCGGGCCAAGTTTATGTATTTAGATATGACGATCCTAAATATGCAGTAGCATGGGATAGAAACCCATGTGTATTAGCATTAGACCCATCAGGAGGTAATGATTGCGGTATTAACCTAAACCTATTACCACCTAATATAAAAGAAGAACTACTAGATGTAGTTTACGAAAGATTCAAAGGTTACTTAAAAGGACAAGAAGGAAAACCTGCTAAAAACCAGGCTCCACTATCATTAACTTATGATGGTGCAAAAGGATTTTTAGGTAAATTTGGATTTGATTTTGCAATTAGACAATATATCCCTAGTCGTAAATCAGAACAAGCAGTAGTTGGATATGAACACTGGCCAAGAGTAGCATTATGCGATTTCCTACAACTAGAAGGTATGGGAGTTGGAGCTATTAGAGCGATGTTCAAAAACCACTTAAATAAATGAGATATATAAAACAGAAATAATACTATATTATGGCAGGATTTACCGAAAAAAGAAACGGACCTTTTAGTTCTAACACAAAACCATTTAGCCTTTCAAACGCTTTGAAAACGCTAAGTTCTTTTGGTATGCGTTATGACGACATGGTACTAAGACAATCTCAAGCAATTGGTCCAATGGAAGATCAATTCGGCTACAGAGAGATGAACCCGTTTGGCCTAGACAACGATGATATTTATGGTGCATTTGCTGCACTATCCATGGCAGATATTAATATGAAAAAGAATGTACCATTCTTTGATATTGATTACCCTGGTAAAAGAGATGAATTGAGAAGATTCTCAATGAATGATGAAGTTGAAGATATTCTAGATATACTTTGTGATGAGGCAATTGTATATGATGAGAAGAATTTCTTTGCTCAACCTTCTATTTTAGGTCTTGATGTTTCTGATGAAGTTAACAAAGACCTTAACAAATACTTTAGACAAATCTATCACTACTTTGGATTTAATGGTGAACAATCAGCATGGTACTTTTTTAGAAAGTTCTTAGTAGATGGTTACTTATCATTTGAGATAATTTATTCCCCAGACCAAAAAGAGATTATCGGATTTAAAGAGATTGATCCAGTAACACTAATGCCTGGTTTTAATAAAGACGACGGTAAGAAAGTATGGATCCAATATAAAGACGATCCAGTAAAAGAAAGAGTGCTATATGATTCTCAAATCATTTATATTGCATATTCTTCTTTATCAACAGCATCAAGAGTATCTTATGTTGAAAGATTAATTAGATCATTTAACCTACTTAGAATTATGGAACATACCAGAGTAATCTGGGCTGTGACTAACGCTTCATTTAGAATGAAGTTTATTATACCTGTAGGTGGTAAATCTAAAACTAGAGCAAAACAATCGTTAGCTCAGTTAATGAATAACTATAAAGAAGTAGTTGATTTCGATTTCGAATCAGGTAGTTTAATGACAGACGGTAAACCAATGTTACAATTTAGTAAAGAGTATTGGTTACCTTCTAAAGATGGTGAAGTGCCAGAGATTGAAACTCTTGGCGGTGAAGGACCAGAATTAAATGATACAGAAGCTCTTAAGTATTTCTATGATAAACTAAGACAAGTATCTAAAATACCTTACAATAGATTCTTATATGAAGATGATGGCGGTGACTATGCATTAGCTGGTGACGGTATGGTAAGAGATGAAATCAAGTTTGCTAAGTTTATTAATAGACTAAGATCAGTATTCCAAGAGGTATTAGTTAAGCCATTGTATATTCAAATGTGTCTTAAATACCCAGAGTTTAGTGACGATCCACAA